ATCATAGACTCCATAAGAGCTGCAGCATGAAAGAATGAGTAACCTACACTTAATCTTTTTTGTAAGAAGTTAAGATTTGATACTGCTCTTAGTAAACCTTTTTCTTCATTAGCATCTAATAAGAATTGTAAACTCTTAGCAGCAGGTTTAAATACATATGCTTTTTTTAAAAAACCATCTTTATATGCATCATCTATTAATTGTTTTCTTAATTTATATTTTTGATTTAATGGTATAGCAGATCTTTCAACTGTACCATTTATTTGGTTCATAGTTTTTTTATTTGCAGGTATTAAATCTATTAATAAGTCATGTTTTAAATCTATATATTCATTTGGTTCAACACCTGGTGGTTTTTTACCAAGATACATTAACTTTAATGGTTTACCAGTTTCAGTATTACGACCATTAATTTCAGCGTTCTGTAAATTTTTACCCAATTTTTTTTGTGCTACTGCTCTACCTATAGATTCAGTATATGCTTTTAAAATATCTGCAAGATTATCATATCTTGGTTCTAATCCCATAGCTTTACCTTCGTCATAACTAGGAATCTTTTTAGATTCTTCTGCAGCAAGTTTACCCTTCATAGACTTTGTTTTAGTTTCTTCAGTAAACATACTCATCATTTTATTAAGTACAGTACTTTCTGAATCTAATGTAGATTGTTTAAAGAAACCTGGTAAATATTGTTGTCTAAATGCAACATTAAATTCACTATCTTTTAAAAAACCATCATACATTCTTTTTAAGAAGTCTTGACCAGCTTTAGCTGCTTTTAATTCTGACTTACTTAAATCTGATGCTTTAGCTCTACCTTGTATATAATTAATAACTACATCATTTCTTTTTGGATCAATAGGAAACTCTTTCATAAACTTATGTTTAAGTTGATTTGCTAATACATTATTAACACCTACAATATTTTCAAAGTCTCTAACAATATAAACACCTACTGTTTTACCATAAGAGTCTAAGTATCTTTGTTGTTTACCTAAGATAGCTAAATCTTTATTTCTAACATTAGGATTAGTATAAAAATCAGGATCTGCTTTCATACCTACATCTTCAGGCTTGTAACCCATTTGTTTAAGTTGTTCTTTAAATCTATTAAAGGTAGGTTTAGAACTAACTTCTGTTCCTCTTTTTATATTATCTAATCTATCTATATATTTACTTAATGCTTTAAATGTACCAACACCACCTACTGCTACAGTACCAGCTAATATACCATCTTCTATTTCACCACCACCAATATAACCACCAACACCAAATACACTACCAGCTACAAAAGGTGCAGTACCTTCTTTAGCTATTGTTTTTAACACCGTTCTATTTGCAGCATCTGCTTGTAATGCATCAAATGCTTTTTTAACTTGTGGTTCTATTCTAGCACGTATAGCTTCAGCATTTACATTAGCTTCATCTAATGAGTCAGTTGCTTCTCTTATAAATATATCTTGTAATTCTTTTAAACCTTTTGGAATACCGCCAGATAAAGTTTGATTATCAAGTATCTCTTTTACTTTAGGATCTGTTTTAGCTAGTTCTTTCATTCTAGCTTGAACATCTAATTCTTTACCTATTATATTAACAGAACCACCCCATGCAGTTCCTAATGTTAATCCCATAGCACCACCTAATGCAGACTCAACTGCAAGACGATTAGTATCAAACTCACCACCTTCGCCTAGTTGCATGATAGCAGAGTATGCAGCACCTTCAGGTACAGCTATAGTACCAACTGCAGCACCTCTAGCTAGTCTTGGTGTCTTAGCTAAGATCTTATTAGCCTGATAGAATTTAGTTAATGCATTAGCTCCTAAGAACTGTGGTGTAAATATAAGATATGGATCTGCCATAAATGCATTTACTAACTCACCACCCATAGCACCTGGATTAGTTTTTACAGCTTCTCTTAAAGCATCTATACTAAATGGTTCTTCATTTAGAGTATAACTATATCTTTCTAATACAGCTTCTGCCTCTAGATATTCAGGGCTACCTCTTAGATTAGGATTTTGTTCTATAAAAGTTTGTGCTTTCTTAGCTTGTACTTCTTTAGTATTACCAGATAGACCTTGAAACAATGCAACAGGTAAACTTTCATATCGCATTAAGTCTAATGGATTTCTTAATGTTTCAAAAAATCCTTTAGGTTGTTGTATTTCAGGTAAATTTAAAGGTAAACTTAAAGATTCATCAGGTGTATTTAATTTAGCTTCTGGTAAATTTAATGAGCTTGATGGTAAAATCAAAGCCATTATCTAATAGTTACACCATCAGTTTGAGCTTGTTTTCTAATTGCTTCCTCTGATAAACCAGGATTTGCATCTTGTAATTGTTTTAATGTATAGCTTTTACTTACAGCAGCATTAGGATCAAACTCTAATTTTTTCTTAAAGAATCCTTTTTCTTTCAAAATACCACTTTGTTGTGCTTGTTGGAATGCAATAACAACAGCTTGGTTATAAGCTAAACCAGGTATTGATTGCATTAAAACTTTAGCATCACCTGCAATATAATTAGCAATGCTATCTACATCATCTTTATCTACTTTGCCACTTACTATACCTTTAGCAACTTCTATTTCACTTGTACTTGCAGCTTCAGGTTGTAAACTTTTAGCATAACTAGCTTCTAGTACTTTCATTTCTATAGCATTTTTATTAGATTGTAATAATGCTTTAGCTTGATCTTGATTAAATTTATTATTACCAAGTAATGCAGTAGCAAGATCTTGTGTTTGTGATCTACTATATAAATCAATACCACTCATCATTCTTCTATATGCTGCTGGATCATTCTCTTGCATATTAAATATTTTATCTATACCAGATTGTAGTTTATCCATAAAAGATTTACCTGTTAGTTTAGCATCAGGTAATAAAGATTGTCCTTTATCTGGTAATGTACTTTGTACTGTAGCACCACTTTCTGCAAATGCTTTTTCTTTATCAGCTATTACTTTTTTTTCTGCTTCTATTTCTTCACCTGATTTAGTTAAACTTGTAATTTTTTTTCCTGTAACATCTCTTGGTCCATACGGAGTCATAACAGTAGAAGTTTGATCTGTTAATGTTGGACTTAAATACATTGTATTAGGATCTTTAGTAGGATTATATGATTGTATCATACTTTGTTTAAATTGTTCTTGTGTCATTGTTTCAGGTTTTTGAAAAGGGTTAACCTGATATTGACTTAATAATCCGTTTGCCATAATAATCTCCTATCCTAATAATCCACCAAGACCGCCAAGGATTGCACCATATGTGCCACCCATACCACCGAATTGACTACCTAAATTATAACCTGCTTGTGCTGAACCTAATGCAGAACCAAATCTACTACCACCACCTGAGTATTCATAGCTTGGATCTCTAAATGCACCAATGCTTAAAATCGGTGACATAAATGCATTTAATCTATCGTATGGTGATCTTTGTTCAAACTCATATCTATTGATACGATCTTGTAAAGTTCTACCTGCAAGATCTTCATAAGCAGCACCAGTATCGGCAATAGCACCTATACCTGCAGCTCTACGTTGATCTATTAAATCTTGTACATTTGCTACGCCTGTTGCACCTGCACCCATTCTACCAAACATAGCTTCTCTGGCTTGTTGTTGTCTAGTAATGTCAGCTTGACTACCAGAATACAATCTATCTAAGGCTTCTCTACCACCTATAAACTGTCTACCAATAGCAGCTTCTCTTGCATCTAATTCTCTAGCTCTTTCTGCTTCTGCAGCACTTTGAGCTATAGGTGCATAGGCTTCAGTAAATCCTCTAGATACAGCTTGTTGTGCGCCTGGACTAGTTCCTGTTCTACCCATGCCACCAAATGAAGATTGAACATCACTCATAACATCACTAAGTATTCCAGATCTAACTCCAGAAAGATAATCGCCTTGTGGTTGTAATTCAGAATAAGCATTTCGCATTGGATCAGCAGAACCTAAACCCAAACCTAAACCTCTATTCATATAAGCATCACCTGCAGCTCCAGATGCTAAACCACCAAATGTAGTTGCTGCCATATCATAGAAAGGACTATCACCAGTCATTGCAAAACCTTGAGCTTGTTGTAAGTCTAAAGCAGATCTAGATTGTGGAGAAAAATCAACTACTGTAGATCCAGGATAGTAGTTTCTACCAACATCACTTCCATACAAACGAGCAGATTCTTGCATTATATCTGATATATACGGTTGCGCTTCTGAGTAAACGCCTCCTACTACCTGTGATACTTGTGGGTCATCAGATGATGCTGACATATATTATTCCTCCAATTTTCTTTCTAATAAGTAATGTGTTACTTTATAATTATGTTGTTTAAGTATGCGAGACCATCCTGGTCGAGCATATGTTTCTAAATGAGTACAACCTTGTTGCTTACCCCATTTCTCTATTACTTCTATTTTATTTTGCCATAACTTTCTATTTTTACCTGTTACAATAAACAGATTAAGAGATTTAGTATTAGGTCTAGTTATAACTTTAGATATAATACATCCTTGATATTTATCTTTTTTATCTTGATTCCATAATATCCAAAGTTGTGCTTTATTATCATATATTAAATCCATTACATCTTTTACATTGTAATGATTACCAGAATATTTTAATGCTTTGTCTATAGATTCAATAACAAAAGGTTCAGCTTCTTTAACATTTTCTGCAGGTATAAGTACAGGTACTGTCATGTAATTTCTAAATAACTTGTTATTACGTGTAGTCTATTTGCAGTTGCTGCTTGTGCTTTTAATATATCAGATTCTCCTAATACTAATGTAGCATTGTGTCCACCCATACCTTGTATAGTAGCTTTAGCTCCAATAGCTGCATCTTTTAAAAACTGAAATGTATCACTACCATTTACTATAGTTAATGAAATACTGTCATCATTATTACTATCTTCGCATATTATAATAGATTTTACAATAATAGTAGAGCCAGTAGCTACAGTAATTAATGCAGTTGCATTAGTTGTGGTTAAATCTATCTTCGAGTTTTTATAAGTATGTGCCATTAGTCTTTATGCATATTTAATTGTAGTAGTGATTTCCAAAATTCATCAAGTGGATTGTGTTCACAATTATCACATCTACAATATTCACATACACTATCTTTACCACAATGACAAACGTGATCGCAATTATTACATTTATCTATGCTAGAAACCATGCTGTTACCTCCTGATTTTCTACGTTATGATATCTTACTAATTGATTTACAACATCTTCAGATACTAGTTGAAACTCATATTGTGATAATAATACACCATCTAAAGTATAAGCAGGATAATTATAAACATATTCTAAATTTTGTTTACTAGCCATTAGAAGTTACCTTGACCATCTCTACCATAACCACGTCTATCTCCAATAGAACCACCAATAGGGCCTCCGGTAGAGCCTCCGCTATTTCCAGTGCTTCCACCAGATTGTTTTTGAGAATCACTTACACCACTAGATGTATTACTATTACTAGTGTTATTGTTACCACCATATTGACCACTTGCTCCATATGTTTGTCGATCATCATCTGCTTGACCAAATGTCTCTTTACTTGTTTGGTCTTTACCTTCTTGATCAGGATCTTTAAATATACCTTTAGTAATTTTATCAAAGAAAGATTCTTCTTCTTCATTAAACTGTTGTGTTCTATAATTTTCTCTAACTTGTTGAGTTAAAGAATTATAAGCATCTTCATTAACATTTTTAAGATCTTGCATCTTTTCATCATATGATTTATTTGCACCAGTTATATTATTTAATAATCCAGCTAGAGTATATGGATTTGTTACATAAGCATTTAAAGTGTTAGCTATCATAGCATCTATACCTTCTAATGATTCTACTTCACCAGTTTCTGTATTAATTCGATATGCTTGTCCATTAATAACTTCATGTGTAATATTTGAACTAGCTCCTTGGTCTTTATCTCTACCTTCTCTTTCACCACGTGATGATGTATCAGTAATTAAACCAGAATCTGTATCATCACTTACATCTTTATCTTTAGGTAAACCAGTTCTTGGATCTATATTACCTAAACCTGCATCATAAATATTTTCAAATGCACCTCGACCACCTGGATTAAAATCTGTTTTATCAGTTCTAAACAATCTATTATATTCAGGAGTGGTAATTTCTGTAGCACCTGTAATAGGATTTATACCTATAGTTTGTCTTTGACCACCTTCAGTAGCATCAATGCTTGTTAAGTTTAAACCACGACCAGATAAAAGATCTTCATACTCTGCTCTAGCTTCATTAAATTCTTTACTTAATACATCCTTACGCAGATCATTTCTTAACGTATCAAACTGTCTTTGAGCTGTAGTAGGATATTGTATATTTCTAAATCGTGCTAATGCTTCTTGGAAAAAGTCTCTTGCCATTATCTATAACCTTCTTTGATTGCTTCTATATCTATACCTTGTGCATCTGACCATGTAGTAGCTGCAGGTATAGTTAAGTTAAATTTAAAATATCTTGCTGATTTATGAAATGGTAGTGTGCCTGTGCTATGCATACTAGCTTGTGCAGTATTAGAAGCAGTATCAGCAACTCTATTTCTAAAACTTAATGTTCCTGTAGCAGCAGTAGTATCTACTATAGGTCTTACGTGTGTAACTAAAGATCTATTCATTGGAAATATTTCTGTTTCTCCAGTGCCTATTTCTGCTTCTAAAGAGTCACCACCAAATGATCCTAGTTTATGATCAGTATTAAATGCACCTATAGATCTAAAACCACCAATAAATACAGCACTATCAAGTGATACTGTTATAGCATCTAAATCATTAGTACCTGCTGTAGGATAGTCATCTAAATCTTCTAATGTAAATCCAGGTGATAAATAATCAATAATAACTTCATGTTCTAATTCTACTATAGACCATCTATTACTAGCTATATGAAAGATTAATATCTTATCATTATGTGTATTAGAATTATTACCAGTAGCAGAAGGATAAGACCACATAACTAATTTATTTTCATGATCATATGAAGCTCTAACTCTTTCTCTTAATGCAAACTTAAGATCATTATAAAAGAAACGATCTACTTTATTTGCACCTATAGGTTTAGAACTAGAACCATCTGTTACATAAAAACCATCTTCAGATAAGTAATAAACCATATTACCTACTTGTATTATATTTTTGCCTTGTACAGCTCCTCTATTATCTTCTATTCTTCTAAAAGAAAATACAACATTACCACCACGATAATCCATTCTAGTAATACGATCTTCTTGAAATATTAATCCAAACTGTCCACCAGTTATTCCTGTAATAACACCACCTTCTGGTAGTGTTTCAGAGTCAGCTTGATTTACTCCTGTAGTCCAAGAAGTAGCACTATTGAAACTAGCCCATTGAACTTTGTTCTGTGCAGAAGTTTGAAAGCCTGTCACTAAAAAATTACCAATAACAGCAGCATGTCTAAAGGTAGGAGGTGATCCTGATAATGCAGCAAAATCTGATGATGAATCTAATGTCCATGCTTGTGGAGGATTAATTCCATTAAATGCAATTACTGTTTCACCAAATCTAACAAAATCCCAATAACCATTTGTGTCTGTAGCAAATGTAGTACCACCACTTTCATCAACAAAAGCATTAGCAGTAAGTTTGTATAATTTAGTAGCATCACCAGCAAAGATAGATACAATACCACTATCAGATTTAAATGCTTTACCACCTTGTGTTCTAGCATCAGTAGCATTACTTGAAGTAGCAGCTATATTATTAAATGGTCTATAACTATTTACAGCAGGAAATACATTCTTAGCTTGAGTTGCACCAGGATTAACATGATTTGGTAGATCTGGTAACCATTCTCCAAAAGGTAACTGCATTATCTTACGTTATCTAAATTGTTAATATTAATACCTGATCTTTGAATTAAAGGTGAGCCATTATATTTATCTAAATCATCTGCATCTTCTGCTTGTTTAATAGCAGCTTCATACTGACTTTTAAATTGTAATACAGTTTGTTGATCCATACCTCTAAGAAATGTTGATGCATAATACAATGCACCATATAAATATATATCAGGAAACTTTGTAAGAATAGTATTAGTTGTAGTTGTAGCATCAATACTATCAAAGGCTTTATAAAAAACTATTCTAGCTGTATATGTAGAATCAGGCACAGGACTAAATCTAAAATTAGATGCTTCAATAGAAAATGCTTTAGGTATTCCAGAGTTAGTATAGTCTTGTGTATCTGCTTGATGATAAGGAGTCATTAACTGTAATACTCTTTGTGGACTAGTACTAGTTAAAATAAAACTTCTTATTTGTAAAAATCCTGTAGGTAATGCTTCTGTTTCTGTATCAATAGTAAATGCACTATCAACAGTTTCCATAGCTCTTATTCTTAATCTACGATTAAAGTCTGCTTCAGTAAGATCTATGAAGTCATCAATCTCTGTTGTTAAGTCATCACGTGCTAAGAAATTAGCAATAGCTGTTTTTAAATTTGCATAATTGTTTAAAGCCATTATAATTTTTTACTTCCTACTCTAAAGTTTTGGAACTCATTACTATTAATCATCTTCTTAATAATATCTCTTTGATCATCTTTATGTAATTTATGATAGTTAGAATGACCAAATAGTTCTTTTGTTTTAATTTGTAATGCAATCAAAGGTATCTGTGCTATACGTTGAAACTCACCTTTTTGTTCTTGAGTATGGTTTCTAGATATTTTATTTTGTTTAAGTATAGACTGAGTATCTTGTGATTTTCTTACTACAAGTTTACTTGTTGTCTTATCTATATGTATATCCTGATTAGGATTATATATATCTGACATATTACAGCTCCGTTGTATCTACAGCATATGCATCAACTAAAACTCTCCAACCATATGTATCAGACATAAACACAAGTCCAATACCTGTATTTTCAGTTGTTAAAGTTAAGTCTGCAGTTAATCCTTGTATTTTTTTTCCGTTTCTAGCTACAGTTAAATTGTTATTATCAAATGATGCAGCACTATCTAATATATGTATTTCATCACCAACTGCAGGAGATGCAGGTAGTGTTACTGTAAATACTCCACCAGATGTATCAGCAAGTATTCTGTCTCCAGCTACTGCTGTAAAGTTTGCAGTATAAGCTGTCCATCTTTTAGCAAAACCATTAATAGCACCAGTGGTTGTAATAGTATCAATAAATGCATCTTTAAAGTACAAAGAAGAAGTACCTAAGTCTATATCTGAATCTGTAATTGGTGCAAGTACACCATTAGATATACTAACTTGTTCATCACCAGCAGCAACAAAAGCAAATGAATCAGATGCATGTTTATAAACAATACCGCCAGAGTTAGAAGCAGCATTATCTCCAAAGTCAATAAGACCTATGTTATTAGCACTACCAGCCATTTGAATACCTGGTCTATTATCATCTTCAAATACAGCACATTGAGTAGTTGCATATACTGGACTTGATGCTAGATCATTTACTACATGAAGTCTTAATGCAGGACTATCAAAGTTAATGCCTACTTTATCTTCGCTACCATCAATAAATAATAAATCTTGTTTAGTATTACCTTCAAATCTTGTGTCAACACTATCACCATCTTCATTGAATACAGTGCCTGTAAATAAATCTGTTACTGTTATTTTCTTAGTGGCAGTTGCACTGGTATCTACTATAGGTAATACGTCTGCAGCAGCAGCCGATGTCAATGCTGTTAATTCACTAATCTTACTGTCAGCCATGTTTGTTCCTCTTTCTTAATACTTTTGTTCTTTGTTTGTTCTTGGTTTGTTGCTTTGAGCTTTGCTCTTTAATTTCTAATACTTTTACTAATTCACTAAATTGCATTAGTTTTGAATTGGCGTAGCAGTTTCATAGGATACACCTACACCATCTTCACGTATGATGTTGTCTCCTGTTTCTAATAATAGGTATGTTAAATCTTCTAAGTTCAGGGCATCATTAGGTACATCTGTCCTACGATTACGATAACGGTCCTGACTTCGTAATGATATAAATGGTGGTCGCATTACTGACTTACTTCAGTTACTCTTGCAGTTCCTGTAGTAGAACCTACTCTAATCAATGCAACTTTACTTGCTGAGTCTACTCTAAAGTATTCTACAGTAAATGCAGGTAAGATTAAAGAAGATGAACTAGCAGTAGGAGCTGGATCAAATGCTACATAAGCATCTACAGTAGATACTATTCTAATCTCTCTAGTGTTAGCATCAAAAGCATTAGAAGCAGCAGAGGATGATCCTACAGCTACAGTCTGTGTTGCGCCTGGTCTAAATGTTGTTGGAGCTTTCATATTTTTTCCTTGTTTAAAAGAGGGAGCCGAAGCTCCCCCTAATTATTAATTACTCAGTAATATCAAGAATGATACCGTGAGCAGCTTCGTTTCTAACTTCTAGAGTAAATTCAACTAGTAGTTGTTTTTTCTCTGAGTCGCCAGTCTTAGCAAGATCATTCACTTGGAAATCTCTTAGGTAAGCGGCAGCAGCCATGTCTGTTTGTAGTAAGAAAAGAGTTTCTAAACCACCCATGACTCTGTTAGGTATGATCTGGATAGAACCAAAATCTGATACATACACATCAATTGCAGCATCAAAAGTTCTGTCACCAGCATTACTAAATCTAGGTGTAGATGTAGAAGCTGTGAATCCAGAGATTGTTTGTTTTACCTTCGGTGGTACAACAAGAACATCAGTGTCACCACCTGCTGCATATACTTCTTGTATAACAGTCTTAAGGATAGTTTCAGTTATTGCTCTGTTTGTTCCAGCACCAGGAGCATCAGTACCATCACCAGTTGATAATGTTCCAGAAGTTCCAGCGTCACCGTTAGTTTCAATCCAACATTGTAATCCACCTAAAGTTCTTGCAGCAGTTGCAGATCCAACCGCAGCTACTGTTGCAGAAGATAAAGAAAGTTCCATATCTTTTTTAAGTTCTTTAGATTTTTTAGCTATTTGGTAAGCCATTTCATCAGCTCTACCTGCAGCGTCAACAGCAGATTGAGTTCCAGAAACAGCAATTACTTTGTCCATAATCTGTGTAAAGTTTTGCTTTCTAGCAGTTGCAGTCATTGCATCTGTAGTAGCTTCGTCACCTTCGATTACAGAGTTAGTAGCAGCAGCAGCTAATGAATCAATTTGCCACTCATGCTTAGTTTGTTTAGCAATCGTTCTTGGGATTGCAGAAAGTATAGGAGTATCTTCAGGAGATATATTGTAAATTACATCTACTAAATCTTCTCTAATACCAGTAGTATCGTACGTATCGTACAAGTTTGTTGGTTGTGCCATTTAAGACTCCTTATAGATAGTCCTTAAAAATAGAAGCTGCATCTTTAGCAGCACCTGTTTTCTTCAGACGATTTAGTTTATCTCGTCTAGCTTTTAGAGCGGCATCACCTTTATTCTTAGCAGTGCCTGGCTTTACAACTTTAGGAGCTGTAGCAACTTTCTTTGTAACTTTAGCATTAGATTTTTTTAAAGCATCATAAGCCATAGCATCTCTAATTAAGACAACTTGTCTTGCATCATAAATACTATTTATATCTTTTTCACCATAACCTAATTTAGATAAGTATTGTCTCATATCAGATTTTAGTTTAGTTGCTTTAGCAGGATCATTAAACTCAGGTACAAGTGTACTAACTTTATGTTGTTGTTCTTGTAAGTATTTCTGAAACTCTTGAGCTTGATTAGCTTTAGTTTCTTCCTGAATCATTGCCAGATTCTCAGCACGTTTACGCATCTTATGTTCTAATCGTGCAGCTTCTGCTGGATCTTCTTCGTAAAGTTTTTCAAAGTCTATTCTACTATACTCTTGTTGTAACTCTTGTTGAGCTACAGTTGTAAGTTCTTCAAGTTTAGACAATTTATTATTAATCTCAGATTGAGATTGTTGCATAAGATCATTGTACTTTGATTTCTCTAAAGATAGTTCTGATGTTTTGCGTGTGTAATCTGCTTCTCTTTGGTATCCCCGAAGTAGTTCATCAAGGGTCACCTCCATTTCACTACCGTCTACTTTAACAGTATATGAAGGCTCCTCTGAACTTTCGTCAATATCTTGTTCAGCATCATCTGTAGCTTCTTCAGCTACTGCAACACCTTCAATATCCTCTGCAGGTATATCTTCAGACGTTGGTTCTTCTACAACTTCTTCAGTTGTTTTTTCTTTTTCTTCTGTCTCAGCAGGTGCTGGTTCAGAATTTAAGCCTTGCATCAAACCTGATAGGGTTTTTGCTGCGCCTAATACATTAGTAGCTTCATCAGCCATATGTACACTCCTTTATGGTTAGTGTTATTTACAGCACTCCAAGATGGGTGGTGCTATTTTTTGCGTAACTCGTCTAGTTGTTTACTAGCAAGTTGACCAGTTTCCATAACAGTACGGAAATGGTTTTCAAACTTACCTAAAATTTGATATGCAAGGTAGATCTTTGTCCTTGCAAGTTCATCATTTGGTCCTGTTTGAAATATTGCATCAGTATAAGATTGTTTTAAAGTAGCTATTGCTTCTTCAAACAACTCATCTTCTAAAATTGTTTTTGCTCTTGAGCCTCTACTGCTCTCTAGTTGTAGGTCCGACATTAATTTCTACTTGTGTTTGTTGTTCTTCTGGTTGTAACAAATTCTTAGTAGCTGCGTCAAGCATTTGTTTATTGGTATCAGATATACCTTTCATCTCTAATGCTTCACGTCTAATAGCCTTCTCATCTATATCAGCGTTATATTTAAGTTCAAGCTCTTTAGCTTTAGCTTCAAACTCTAATATCATTTTTTGATATTTTAATTCCATCTCACGCAATCTATTCTCATAATTCATTTGCGCTTCTGCAGCTTTTTGTTGTGTTTGTATTTGCGATACTTTTTCAAACTCAGAAGGTGGTTTAGGTCTTGGTTGCATTTGTTGCATACCAAGTTCTGGGTTAGTAAAGTAAGAACCTACATCTTTTAATCCTGCGTTCTCAATAATACGAGCTAATGTATTGTATATGTTATTAAGATTAACAACTGGTCCTTGTGCAGATCCTTGAAGTTTAATTGCTTCTAGTTGTCTACCAAGTATAGCATTTAATATTTGTAGTTGTTGATCTCTTGATCCAGTACCTAATCCTACATGTATAGTAACATTACATCTATCTCTCCACTCCATAGGATTCATAGGTACAAAGTTATTATTAACTTTAATAATTCTTTCTTTATCTTGATACTTAACTACTAGTTCAAATATTTTTTTAAATATATCTTTAACACCTGTCTCAGCAAATACTCTAGCAATTAATTCTAATCGCATTTGTGATTGTGATAAAATAGTATTTATACCTGATGCAGTTTTATTAAGTGTATCAGTATCCATACCTTGATTGTATTTAGTAATACCACTACGTTCTTCTTTAACAGTATCTAAATATTCTAATAATGGAAATGCTTGATTAGTTAATGTTTGATTTTGTAATGGCATCATAACCTGACTAGGTGCAGATTTAGTTCTAACAATTCCACCAGGTCTATTAGTTAGTAAGTCATCAAGATTAACTTGACCATCCATTACTGCTACTCTGTTATTATTTGTTAAGTACATATTATCTAGTACTTGTCTCATAACAGTAGATTTAATTAATTGTATATCTTCTACTAGCTCTGATACTGATCTACCATAGAATCTATGTGGTACTATAATAGGTGTAATAGAACAGAATGGATGTGAATCTACAGGTACATTATCAAGAATAGTATAACCACCTTCACCTGCACTAGTAATTTTTCTAAGCTCTGCAATACCATCACCATCCATATCAATCTTAATATATGATTCATAAACAATAACTTCTTCAGTAGCAGAATCTCCTACTACTCTATCATAATCATCATCTATGTTTCTATATCTTACAGCTCTCTCAGAGTTATATCTTTCTTTATTTTCAATAGGTAATCCATAAACTTTATCATGATCAAATCCCATTTCAATTAATGTACTACGACTAGTAGGTACTTTGTGACAAATAAAGTTTGCATCTTTTAAAGACTTAGCTTGTCTTTCAATTAAAAATTCTTCAGGTGGTATTGGTTCTATTTTAACTCTACCAAATGTTTGTGTTCTAGAAATAACTACATCATGTAAATTAGGAGTAGGTATGCTATCAAGTTGTTCTTCTGCCATAGAAGCTCTTAATGAATCTGGATCTAATCCTAATTGTTCTCTAGCTTTCTCTTTTTCTTTCTCAAATGTTTCATCTTTGTACTCGGTATGTTCTAATACTTCAACACCATCTTCATCAACTAACATAGTAAACTCATCTTCAGAAAGTTTTTGATAAGTTTCTCGTTCTAATTTTTCTGAATCATCCCAATATACTTTTACAATACCATTCTTTTGCAATAGTGCATCTTTAAACATTGTGTACAAAGCAGTAAAGCCATCATTATCTTTATTGAAGATATGATTTAAATAATCTGTAGCTTGTTCTGCAATCTTAACATCTTCTTGTGTAACAGGTTCTACTCTTACAATGTTATCTGATGCAGTAAATATTCTTAATAGTGGTGGTAATATAGACTCAATAGTATCAGCAACATCAGTAGATACTACTTGTGATCTACCTTCTACTTCATTGCCAAACCCTTCGCCAAAGTAATATTCATTAGCTTTGCGTCTTGAGTCTGTTAGCTCTGATTCATAATATCCATAACTATTTTTGATATGATCACCAAGAATACCTTGTATATTATAATCGTCTAGTGGTTTACCTTTTGCCATATTGTTCCTTAAACTATATATCTAGTGTCTACATTCATAGGTTTAGTCCAGTCAGTTCTTGTTGGTCCATCAACAGAACAACCATATCTAAAAGCATCTGCTGCATGTGATGCCCAGTCATGTAGGGGTTTATTTTTAAATGTCTGCATTCTATCATCAAACTGTTTACGGTATTGTCGCAAACAATCAATACCATACTTACATTTATTTTTATCAAACCAACAGTTATCTAAGTTATTTCTTACAGCTTCAATACCATGATCAACTGCTAGTCGAGGACATACCTCAAAATCTAATCCTAGTTCATAAGCAACTTCTAATCTAGATTTGCCTGTGCCTAATTCTCTTGTAGTTATATCATGTGGTCCAACGTGACGACCATACTTATAACCTTTTTCTTCTAATGCATTTGCATAGTAAGCTAATGATTCTCCATCAGCTTCTAAGTAATCTATTAATCTAATCTCATTACCAATTCTTTGTGCAAACCAAATACTTGTTGAATCACCTATACCTAAATCCCACCAGGTTTCTACATCAATAGTAGGATCATATTCAATATCAGTAATTCTATTTTCTTTTTCTGCTTTCTGAATTTGTTTTCCGTAATAGGCTCCTGAGACTGCAGCTTGAAAGCTACATTCAAATTCCTGTTCGTATTGGTCGCTTGGCATTGTAAGCCTAGCTTCTTCTAATTCATAGTCAGGTATAATTTCTGTT